AAGAGAGGAACGTGCATTCCTAACAGAAGCACCTCCTACAACATCATTAGGTAATGGTGGAGCAACAGCATCTGCACCCGGATTTAGTGGAGCATCCACAGACGCCGGTCCAGTTGCAGGTTTCGATCCAGTCCTTATCTCTCTTATACGTCGTGCTATGCCTAACTTGGTGGCATACGATCTAGCAGGCGTACAACCAATGAACGGTCCAACAGGTCTTATCTTCGCGATGAGAACTCGTTACGACAATCAGAACGGTACAGAAGCATTCTTCAACGAACCAGATTCAGCGTTCTCTGCACAGGATAGTGATGCATCACTTACACAAGGTGATTATGCACTAAACACAACAGATGGCGGAACTTCAGTTGGTTTCGGTACAACAGCACAAGGTGTAACACCCGGAACAGATGGAACAAACCCATCTATCCTAAATGGTGGAGCAGGTAATGCTTACAACGTAGGTCAAGGTTTTGACGCTCAGTCACTTGAATCTCTAGGAGATGCATCAGGTAATGACTTCAGAGAGATGTCATTCAGCATCGAGAAAGTTACTGTTGCTGCAAGATCAAGAGCACTAAAGGCAGAGTACAGTTTAGAACTTGCTCAAGACTTGAAGGCAATCCACGGTCTAGACGCTGAAGCAGAATTAGCAAATATCCTCTCAACAGAGATACTTGCTGAGATCAACAGAGAAATCATCAGAACAATCTACAAGGTTGCTGAACCCGGTGCACAAACCAACACTGCAACTGGTGGAGTATTCGACTTAGACGTTGACTCTAACGGAAGATGGATGGTTGAGAAGTTCAAGGGAATGATGTTCCAACTTGAAAGAGACTCAAACGCTATCGCACAAAGAACTCGTAGAGGAAAGGGTAACATCATCCTTTGTTCTGCTGACGTTGCTTCTGCACTTGCTGCTGCAGGTCAATTAGACTACACTCCTGCTTTATCTGCTAACCTACAGGTTGACGATACAGGTAACACATTCGCAGGTACATTGAACGGAAGATTCAAGGTATACATCGATCCATTCGCTGCTAACCTATCTGCTGATCAGTACTACGTTATGGGTTACA